GTTTCAGCAAGATTGCTCAAGGCATTAGTAAGAGAGTCATTGATATCAGCAACAGACTTTGCAATCTCTGCTGCACTATCAACTACTGCATCTACTGACTTTTCCGCTGCGATGTCAACAACAGGAGCGTCTGCTACTGGTGCTGAATCTGCCACTGGCTCTGCAACAGGTGCTTCTGCAGAAACTTCTGCTGGAGCATCTACTGGAGCCTCTGCTACAGCATCTGCTGGAGCCTCTGGAGCAACCTCAACATGTTCAACTACTTCTGCTGCATCTGCAACTGGTGCATCTACAACTTTCATTGTTTCTTCTGTCATAGGATTTTCCTCCTTTGTAATCTTAATTGTCCTAATGCCTTTTGCACTATCAACTAAGAACTTTACTGTTGTGATATCTTCTTGATCTTCAACAAATCCAATGTTTTTCATTGAACCATTGCAAGATGGACAACTCTCATCAGAATCTTTTGAAAGTCTTACGATATCATCTGTTTTGCACCAATAAACTGTATCAACAACTGCCTTTGCTAAATACCCGCCAAGTTGTCCCTTTTCAATAGAGATAACGTTAGCAAATTGATTTGCTGGGTTGTCAACAAGCGATAATTCATGCAAGTCGTACTCTTTAATTATACGCACTGATTTATCAATTTTTTCATCATACATGTCATCAGACTTTGTAATATTTCCACCAATTGAAAAACCAGTTAAAGTTCCATCAAGGACTTTCTCCCAAGTATCCTGGGCACCTTTTGAAACATAAGCAGAAACATAGACTCCGCTATAAAACTTTTTTACCTGTGGATCAAAATAGCGATCCTCTTTAAAAGAAACAACCTTACCTACAGCACTGGGTTGATGCATCTCACGAAGGTTGCCACGGAATTTCTTAAATGCCTCTATACTTGCTTCTGTCGTAACGATATCGCCTTGCTTATCTACGTTATCTAGAGTAGCAAAGCCAGAAACAATACGACGTTCTTGATCTACTTTACCAATGGGCATTGAAAAGCGAACATTGTCGCCATCAGTAACCCAGTGTGCTTTATTTATAGTCATGGCAGTATTATTATAGCATTAGTTTATAATGCTTTCTCAATTATTGAGACGATCTGCCTTCACCTTGTGCATTTCTTCCAGATATGGTTGTAGGAGAGTCTGATTCATTATTTGCTCTTTCAGCATCTCTTTCTCTGTTACCCGCCAAGTTTGCCCTGGCATCTGTAGCCTGTCTAGCACTCATCGTAAATGGGTCATCTCCGTCTGGACGCTGTGACATATTTAATATTTCACGTGCCTCATTTGGAGTAATAACCTGAGTCTTGACATACCGTTCAATAATCTGAGATTGAGCAATTTCATCTGTAAGTGTAAGTTCGTTAAACTTAAGATCAAGAATGTCAGTCTTTTCCTTAACTATCTTATTTACGATCTTCTCCAAATAACGCTGGGCTGGACGAGAAACCTGTTCTTTAAAAGTTCTATCCTGTGCAAGCGCAGCAGCGATAGCAGCAGAGTCAGATCCGCCAAGTTTTGAAATAGGAACCTGATGGGCAACCAAAATATCATCACGATTTTGTTTACGATATTTCTCAAATGAACCTTCTTGAACACCATTTTCAATAGGTTGCATACTAAACTCAACCTTATTTCCATCTGTATCTCCAGGAAGTGGAATATATAGTGTTCTGTGATTTTGTCCCTTTAGACCTGTTTGCATAAAGCGGAACATCTTGTCTTCAGCATCAGCAGATAGTTTTGCACCTTTTACTGTGATGATATATCTTGGTACCGCTTTGTTTTGGAAATAATCAATATTATACTGAGCAGCAAGAGAGTCTCCAATAAGAGAAGAAACGGCAGATAGAATATCTGGAACCCCATAAAATGTATTTAAAGGAGAGTATTGCTTAAGATGTAAAATTTCGTTTGGTCTTTGATCTGCAGTAAGAGGATTTGTATTTTTTGCACCAAAGTTTCTAAAGTATACTAACTTCTGACCAATAATTTGTACAAAGCCATCACGCAAACGACGGACACGAACTGTGGTTGCTGGAATGTGTCCAACATAACCAATCTCTCCAGTTACGGTACGGCCAATCTCAAGGAAGCCATTTCCCGTAGCCTGAACGTCTGTATAGAATTTTTCCATTGTCTGCTGAAAAGTATCCTCATCATTTAAAGATTCTAGCCAGTCACGAACCTCTAGTTTCATACGCTCTACACGACGACGAGCACGATCAACGGCATCATCATCATCGTTCATTTCAAACCTTAACATTGTTCTATCTGTTAGTTCAAATTTATAACCAAGACCTACAACATTTTCTACTTTTGCATCAATAGCAGCATGATTAGCAAAGGAAGTATCATAATAACTTGCTAGTTCATAAAGGTTATATGGTGGTGTGATTACATCAAATAGACCATAACCATTTTGATATACCGTTCCAGGATTAATCTGTTTTGACTGTGCCCCGTCTTTTCCAGAAGGAAAAGCGTTTGCATCATTTAGATATGCAGGGGTTGGAGCAATTGCAGGGTAGCGAGGATTATAAGTCTCTGGAGCCATAGAGTACTTAGAAACTGTTCTGCTGGTTCTACGCTTAAAGTTAGTGTCTATACCAGACAGGTCTTTAAGTTGATCCCATGATTTTAAGAAAGGATCATTTTCAAGAAACTGGTTGTTACCTGTATCTTCTGTGTTTAGACTTGCTTGAATATATTCAAATTCTCTATCCATTTTCGTATGCATCTCTTCCGTGTGCTTTTAATGTTTTTTGTGCAGCGTCAACAGCGCCTAGGTCATTTAATGAAGGAATAAGTCCTTGGTTAAACCTATCTACCTGCTCGCTATACTCTTCATCTGTAACTCTGGTTAGACCTGGTACGAATACCGCCTGACCATCACCTTCATCGCCATGATAAACGGCTGCCTGTTTTAATTTTGTAATCTGAGCAATATCTCCACGAAGCGACTCAATGTTTAAAATATTGCCTTCTCCATCTGTAAACCATTTGCCATTAGCCTTTTTATAAACATAAAGACCCCAATTGTAGTCTTTCTCAATCACCTTACGACGAACATTGCTTACAATGGGTTTGCCAGTTTTAGGGCTAATCAATGGATTATTTTTAGAACTCATACCACAAGTATAGCAGATTATACTGGTGTTGCAACATTGGTTGACCAAATTACCTCTGAATATAGGCTTAATTCGTTCGGTTCAATACTAAGTCCCTCGCCATCATCAATAATAATCTTATTTGTTCCAAGATATGCTTTATATACATCTACTGGATTTACCCCATATAATTCAGATGAGGAAATAATAAGAACACCTTCCCAGATAAAATTATTAAGCCAGAACTCCCATTCAAAATTTGTTATACCGTCAGTTTGGACTCTGAGCCAGGGTCTTGTAAGGCTACTCTGAACCTGCTGAAGATTATTTGCCTGGTAATAAGCAATATTATTAAATACCACTGGACCATTAAGATTAATACCACCCAGATATAAATCAAAGTTAAGAGATGTAGAAAATGCCAGGCCAAGAACTCCCCACTCCTTAATTGTAATAACTGGCTCTCTTACTAAAATGCCATTCCAATAATATGCAAGGCCATTATATGTTGATCCAGTTGCTACACTTTTTGCAAATACCCTTGCTCTTGACCCATCGCTATCCAAAGCTTCTATAAAAAACTTAATAGTGTCGCCTTTATACTCAATTTCAAAAAGCTCTGTTTCTGCTAATGGGAATTTATCTAAGTCAGATCTCATCCACATCTGCATAGCACTTACACGATAATTATCTGCAATCGTACTATTAATTGGAATTGCAATTCCGCGACTTACTTGTGGATCGTATTGTCCACGTATCTCTATACCAGAGGTTCTATTTAAATATAAATATGGAGTGCTTCCTTTGTAAATACTGAAAGGATTTTTTGCTTTATAGTCATAGTAAAGCCCAGCACGGGTATATGGAAATAAGTCAACACCAAATCTTGTTCCAACTGGATTAAAGGAGTTATCATTAAACGCCTGAGATGCAAGTTCAAGCCTACGAAGTGTAATTGGCTTTGTCAAAATACCACGAATATTAAATTCAAGATGATAAACAATTGCCAAATCATTAAAGTCAACAGACTTATCAGGATAAATAAGAGTGTTGTCTACTACCTCAAATTTTGTAACATCCCAATATTCATAATCTGCAATATCTATAACTGAACCTTCTTTTGGCGGCTCTGTAATAGTGAATGCAGACTGTGGAGAGTTTGCTCCCTCAGCAACATACTGAAAAGTTAAATAGCTTCTAATTGAAGCTTCTGTTGTGTCATACTCATAAAATTTAAGAGACCTAGACTCCATATCCTCATAGTTATTCCAACCAGTAAATAGATAATTATCTAAATCATTGTATGCTCTTTGAACAGGATGATGGTATTCTTGAAACAGCTCTTCATAAGTCCAAGAGGATGTAGTTTCATCTTCTAATAATTTTGATGGTTTTGGATACCCAATATTAAACTGAATAAAATCTAAGTCATAGTATGACCCACCGTCTTGATTTGTAACAAATTGAGCAAAATATGATAATGGAAGATAGTCTTCCCAATACCCAGCAACTCCAATATCTAAATAATAAGAATCATATGCTTCTGTTGGAAGCAATGTATAACTTGCAGTATGGGCAAGCAACGCTATTGCATTTGCTGATTCTTCAGAGCCAGTAGCAAGATAACTGTCTAAAATTACTGTTCCGTTAGTTTCAAAATGGTCTTCAATTTCTGATGCATTATAAGATGTTGATAATCCTACAGAATAAATTTTTCCAGTAAACTGATCAGAGCTTGTGCCCTGGCCAGCAACATACATCTTTAATCCGTTTTGATTCCCAAAAAAAGCTGAGACATTTCCTCCATAATAATTGGATAAAGTTTGAATACTTATGCCAACGGCATATTTCTCATCTTCTACAATTACTCCTGCTGTATATATTTGAGTTTCTACTCCATTGAACATCAAGTAGTAATTGATTTCATCTGCTTCTTTTTTAATACTAAAATTATTTCCAGTTAAGGGGTTATAGATCTTAAATAAAAGTTCATCTGTTACTAAATCATCTGAAGAAAATACGCCGTAAATGCTACGAATACCCTGATTTATAATATTAAATTGCGGGAAGTTGAAGCATGAATCAACCGCAACCCAAGAGGTATTTGGTCTAAAAGTTATAAAGCTATCATCATTAGGATCCTGAATTGCCTGATTATCTTCATAAAGCTCTTGTAGAGTTTTTGTTCCAGTACTGATTTGTGGTAAAGAATAATTTGGAGTTGTTACCGATGTTTCTGTAGTTACAAGGTTATCAAATGTACCCTGATCCCAACGAGCAAAGTCTGGGTAGTTATAGTTTGCAGTGTAGTCAGCAAATGGATAATCAATAAATGCTTGCGTTCCACCATAAGCAGAGTTAATGCTTTCTGGAGAAAGAACTCCTTGACCATACACCCAACGACGCTTGGCTACGCTAACAGCAACGGAATATGGATAAATAGCAACACAGTCTAATTCAATTGGACTAATCTGTTCATATGCATAGAAACCAAGCCAGTCCTGATTATCTCCATAGGAATCAACAATATCTGGCAGTATCAATGTGTCCGTATTAATATTTAATGCTATAACTTCTTCTCCATTGATTAAAACACTTGCATTGTTTCTAATTATCCTAACATGAACAAGCATAGGCCTAAACCATTCACCAACAAAGTGTGAAGAGAATTGTTTACCAATAACTAAGGTTAAGAAGCCGCCCTCAATATAAAGTCCATCTGTTGATGCGATTGGTCCAAAGATTCTTTTTGGTTCAAATGTACTTGAGTTTGCCCTCATCCAAAATTCAACCGTATAATCCTTAAACTGCCCATCCTTATTTAAAAATCCTTTACCAGGAACTATTAATGATGGCTCTCCATTATTTTCTCTTAGCCTTGTAATATTAGATGCACCATAAACCATTGGGAGCGCTGTATTACGAGCCCTTAAAGCATTATCACTAACTAAATAATAACCAACATCTCCACCAAGACCATATGGATCTGCAGATATAGCATGAGTAGTTGTTAGTGGAATATTAGACGGTAAAGAAATTGGAGTAACGCCCAAAGAAACGGTATTAAAATCTTCTGACCATTGTCCAAGGGTAAAACCATTTACATAAAAAACATAATCAGATGTAGTTCCACCCTGATCATATTGAAATTCTATAACCATTCTTAATTCTGTATTTTCATTTGGTATTTCAAAGGTACCAGATACAAAGCTCCAAGCCTGAAAGGATGTAGTGTTAAAGGTTTGTAGTTTTTCTACAACCTGTGAAGAAGTTGTATCTGTGTATTGGTATCCGATTGATACCGCCGTTAAATAGGGGCTTTCTGAATAAAAATATGCACCAACACAAAATGTTTTTATCTCTTCGTATAGATCTGTAAAGTTTACTATGTTTTGACTAACACAAACAACGCTTTCTGAGGTTACCGCTGGAACATCGCCTTCAATTATAGAAGTTACACTATCTGGAAATGGCTCATTGGAAAATGAAGAGCTTGTTGCTGTGCCATTTGTAATTGTCCAAGAACCTAAATCTCTATCTGATTCATTAATAAGACTAATGTAATCGGCCTGATCATCTAATGCCCATAAAATCGTAGGGTGTTCAGCAAACACCTTTTCTGCATATAAATTAGATGGGACGGTCATATTACTCCTTATCCCCAATTATAGCAGTTAGGATATTTTAATCATACATGTATCTGTAGTGCAATACGCTTCGCCCTCAGCCTCTAGATTGTCTACCCCGTCATAAATAGCAGACCAGTTAATCTTCTTAATCTGACCTACATAGGAGTTATACTCATCTTTTGTAATTTGGGTATATGGCTGCTGTGGATATGTTTTATTACCCATAGGCAAAAACGACACTGCTTTTAATTGACCTTCATACATGTGTAATGCTGGAGCAATATGCTGTGTTTCTTTTTCCTTGTCAAATGAAAGGGTAACAGAAACACCATTATCAGACCAATACTTCTGAGTTGTAGCAGCAAGACCAATCTTTTCAAATAATGTTACATCTTTTTCAGATCTTGCATGTCCAGAATGAACTGGGAAATATACTACAGTTGTATTAGCAGATACCAAGTCTGGTTCTGTTTTATACCCCGCTGCTTTGAATAAACTAATCATTGGATCTTGATTTCCAAAGCGAATTGCACGAAGGAAGAAGTTTCCTCCTGGACCCCAATGAACGC